GGCCACGCGGTCAAAGGCTGGGGATATTGAAATTTCAGAGGCTAACGAACAAGCCCTTAAAGACAAGATTGCCCAGTTCAAAAAGGATCACCCCAAGAAGAACGCCCCCAGCCTTGGGACTCTAAAGAAGGTATTCCGCAGGGGTGCTGGGGCTTATTCGACTAGCTTTAGGCCGACCATCACAGGAGGCCAGCCCAACAGCCGAAACGCTTGGGCGATGGCTAGGGTGAACAAGTTTCTCAAGATGGCTGGCGGTGGAGAGGTCAAGGAATCCTACCGCAAAGCCGATGGCGACCTTTTGACATAAGGAAAAAACCATGCCCCTACCGACCCCTAGAGCAGACGAAACCGAACAAGAATTTGTTAATCGCTTCATGGGCAACGATACAGCCGTCAGCGATTTTCCAGACGAAAAGCAAAGGGCGGCGGTGGCATATCGTACCTATCGGGATGAGGAAATGGAGGAGTTGGAGTTGGGGGGCGTTTCAATCCTTGAGGTTGGGGAGGCAAAGGGGCATGACTTATTCGTGGATAAGGTGAGCCTAGAAAAAGCCCTTGCCATTATGAAAAAGGCTCCCAATGGCATTAAGGTGAAGGTGGATCACGGAACTGGATTATCGAGCGTTTGCGCCTTGGCTCGCAACCCCCGCATCGAAGGCGACAAACTAGTTGCCGACCTTCGCCTTCTCCGCAACTCCCCGCATTATGGCCTCATCAAAGAGATGGCCGCAGAGGCTCCCGACCAGTTCGGCGTTTCCCTAGCTTTCGTGAACGAATCCGAAACCATAGATGGCAAAGACTACATTCGCCCACAATCTATCGCTTCCGCCGACCTAGTTTCTAGCCCTGCGGCAACTAACGGACTTTTTGAGGAGATGGTTAAGTTTATGCAGAAATTCGGCTACATGGCCGGAGGGAAGCCCATTCCAGTTGATCTGCCAGAGGCAGTTGAGGAGGGGGCAAATTTGACAAAGGAGAAAAAAGCAATGCAAGAGAACAAAGCCGACTATACAAAGGACATCGAAGATATTAAAGTTCGTTTGTCCAAGCTTGAGGAGTCGATGACCCCCAAGACTGAAGAGAAAAAGGCCGAAGCCCCCGAAATTAGCGTGGAAATCGAGCCGAAAGAAAAAGAAGATAACTCCGAGGAAATGGCCAAGAAGCCCCAGACCGAGGAGATGAGCGAACTGGTTAAGAAAGTTTTGACCGAGTTCGGCATCAAGCCCGTCCCGGCTTCGCCCGTGACCGAAGAGGCTCCCGCAAAGAAAGAGGAGCCGAAGAATTTTGAAGCTCTGGTGGCGGCTCACCCCGACTACGGAACTTCAAAGCTCAAGGCCATGAAGGCCGTGATGCTTTCCAACCCCAAGGAGTACAGCGAGGCTCTTGCCCGTGGTATTTCCAAACTCTAAACCAAGGATAAAATAGAATGAGCACCAATATTGACGGAAATTTTCGGACATTCAGCACTTCGTCCGCTATCTCGGCTTACCGCCTTGTTCAGCCCTCCACCGTGACGGCTGGCGGGGTTGATGTGGCCGTGACCGGGGCGACCAAGGCCATCGGAGCCACGATTGATGATGTGGCGGCCAATGGCTATGTGACCGTGAAGCTGTTCCACCCCACCTTCTTCGCAACCGTGTCTGGCACGGCGGCGGTCGGTGATGTTGTGAAATTTGATGCGGCTGGTCAAGTGACCACGCTGGCGGCCAATCTTGTGACCGCTGGTATCGCCCTTGAGGCGGCCACGGCGACTTCGGCGGTGATCGAGATTGCCGTTCCGATGTTCTAAGGATTAACCCAAACAAAGAAAGAATAAGAAAATGAGTTATATCTCTGGTGGCACAACGATTCGGGGAGACATCAACCAGGCTCTGGTTGAAGCCCCCAATGGCGATACTGGTCTGATCGGGGCTGAAATCTTCCCCCTTCTGCCCGTCCCCGCCAAAAGCGGTCAGTACCTCAAGGTTCAGTTGGCACAGGCCGACCTCCTCAACAATGATTCCAAGGCTCGCGATATTGGCTCCGGTTACGCCCGTGCCATCCGCGCCTTCGGGACTGATACCTACGACACCGTTGAGTTCGGTCTTGAGGAATTGATTGATGATAGCTTCCGCGCTGATGCTGATCGTTTCTTCGATCTAGAAGCCTCCTCGGCTCGCTTCCTCCTCCGCCAAATCAAACTTGGCCATGAGAAGCGTGTGCAGGACATTATCAATGCCAGCACGACCCCCTTCACCACCGCCGATCAGTCTGCCATCTCCGCTTATACCAATGCGAATCTGGCGAACATTGATGTGGCTGGCGATGTGGCCAATGCTCGTACCGAACTGAACAAGCTCGGTTATGAGGCCAACACGGTCATCATGTCGGCCCCTGTGTTCGAGCGTATCCGCCGGACGACCAAGCTACAGAATCAGTTCTTCGGGGTTATCTCCGACACGGGTTCCCGCTTGCTGTCCGAGGCTGAAATCGCGGCGGCTCTGGGAGTCCAAAGGGTTCTCGTTGGTCGCGCGGCGATCAACTCCGCTAACAAGAACAAAGCCTACTCTGGTGGGTTCGTGTTCTCCAACACCTTCATCACCGTTGCCAATGTGCAGAGCGGTCAGTTCACCGCTGGCGGTATCGGGCGCACCCTCGTTTGGTCGGCTGATGCCCCCGGAGGCTTCGTCTCCGAGAGCTATCGTGATGAGGCTCGCCGGAGCAATGTGCTTCGGGTTCGTATGAATACGGCTGAAAAGCTGATTGATGCGAATGCTGGCGTGCGTATCACCACCAGCTTCAACTAAAGATTGGTTTGTGTGTTCCTCGAAAGGGGGGTTAGGGTAAAAGCCCTAGCCCCCTTTTCTTTTCTATGAATTGACATAAATCCCACCTTAAATCCTATATGCGAAATCCTCTGTCCATTTACCTTATTTGTGGCTCTAATGAAGCCGAGTATCTCCAAAGAGTTCTTAAAAGCTTCAAACCCGTTGCGAAAGAGTTTGTTGTTTGCCTTGCTGGCGGGTCAGCTTCGACAGCCGAGGAGGAGCGGATTGCCTTGGATGCTGGGGCTAAAGTTGTTTATTACAAAAACAAAAGAACGGATTGGCCTCACATAGACGATTTTGCAACGGCCAGAAATACAGCCCTAGAGGCTTGTTCAGAGAAGTGGGCGATGTGGGTGGATGCTGATGATGAGATGCAACCAGGGGCAGAGGCAATTATAGACGAAGCTATTACACAAGCGGAGCAGAGGGAAGCCCAACTCATAGCGTTCCGCTACAATGTTTCCAATGCCGGACTGATACCCCTTCGTGAGATGGTTTCCCTAAAGGGCAAGTGCAAATGGAAGAATCGGGTTCACGAAATGTTGGTAGCAGAGGATCAGACAAAGATATTTGGGATTGATAAGGTGGTTCGGGTTCACAACCCAAAAGGCTATAAAAAGACATCTGCCGACAGAAACTTCACCATCCTAAAGGATGTTTTGGAGCCAGCCCCAATCTCGCTTTATTACACCCAGCAAGAATACTTTTTAACTACAAATTGGGCCGAGTGCCTAAAATATGGAAAGCTGGCAATTCAATTCCCAGAGCTAGAGGATACACTTCGGTATGATGTGCTTTGCAATATGGGAAGATGCGCCCCGACTACCGAGGAAAAATTAAGATATTTAGGCGAGGCGATTGCCTGCCAGCCAGACCGCAGGGAAGCCCATTATTGGCTCGCGGTTGAGTATTCAGCCCATGGAAAATGGAACAAGGTTTGGGGGGCGGCTCGTTCTGCCATGAGCCTTCCAAGACCAACACAACACTACTGGAACCTTGTTGAAGCAATTTATTCTTGGCAAGCGATGGATTTGTACGAAACAGCTTGTGCCTGTATTGGCAAGAAAGAAGAGGCCGAAAAGATTAGGAAGGCAAGACCAGCCCCTAAAATTAGCGTGGTTCACGCAACCAAAGGAAGGCCACAAATCGCGTGGCAAAGAAGGCATCAATGGCTAACGCTTGCCCAAAAGCCCCTAGAGGTGGAATGGCTTTTTGTAGTGGATCACGATGACCCCCAAGACTACACGCCCCACCAAGCCATCAGAGCCAACCCCGGCGGCATCATTAACGCTTGGAACTATGGGGCAAAACAGGCCAAGGGAGATATTATTATTCAAATGAGCGATGATTGGAGCCCATGCCGCCATTGGGATGCCCTAATTTCAAACGCTATTGGGGCTACAAATGAGCCTAAAGTCTTGGCAGTATCTGATGGGCTACGAACCGACAAACTCCTTTGTATGGCGATTTTAACGCAAAAGAGGCTAGAACAGCAGGGCGGGTTTATGTTTGCCCCAGAGTACCAAGAGAGTGACGGCATCTATTCCGACAACGAATTTACAGAAAGAGCTTATAGTGATGGGGTTGTGATTGAAGCGAAGGAGATTCAGTTCAAGCATGAAAACCCCCTCTTTGCAGGCGGGAAGCCAGACGATCTAATAAAGAATCACAACAAGCCAGAGTTCTATGGAAAGGGTAAATCCATTTATGACAAAAGAAAAAGCAATTCTTGGAATTAAAAAAGACAAGCCCTCCGACCCAAAAACCCTTGGCGTGATTAAGCTTGGCAAGGCGCGCCCCGATAAAACAAAGTATGTTTTAATGGATTTCGAATATGATGAAAAGGCAGGAAAAGAGCTTTATGAAATTGGGATGGAAATGCTTGCCAAAGACAAGGAAGCAGTCATCAATTATGTGATTGTTGAGGCCATTAAAAATTACATAAAACCAAAATGCAAGAAATAACCATTCAAGACCCATTCGGCCAAGCCCTAGCAAAATACAGCGAGGGGCTTTCTCTTGGGGTTGAAATAGGTGGCGGAACCGGGGATGGCTCAACCCAATGTATCAAAACAAGGGAGCTATTCAGCTTCGAAATTCATCCAGACCGCATAGGCCGACATAAGTATAACCTAGATTCAAGGCAAGGAGGATTGGCGGTTAATTGGCTTTCAAGCAATCCGATGATGTGGATGAGCCTGGAGGCCGTGGAAGATTTTTATAGGACAACCCAAACCAAGCTAAATCAATATCCTCTCGATCAAATTATTGAATGGCACAGGGAAGATTTTAGGGTTGCGGCAAAATATACTTGGGGGCATCCAACCATTAAGGATGAGGCCGACTTTCTTTTGCTAGATGGAGGGGCATTTTCTGGAAGGGCTGACTTTATGGTTTGGTTCCCAAAACTAAAAGAGGGAGGAATCATCGCCCTAGACGACACAAACGACATTAAGAATTACGGGAATTATCAATGGCTTAAAACATCGGGGCATCCTGTTTTATGGGAGGAACCATCTTGGAGGAATGGATGCGCCATTTTTAGGAAATGAAAATAGCTTGGATGGCGGCGCATAGGGCAATCGGGGATCAGTCGTTTAGGAAAAAAGAGCTTTCGCAATGGATAAAAAATATCCGCCTTGTGATGAAAGAGAATCTTGGGGTTATCTATAAAATCTATGTAATTGAGCAAGCTGATGAAAAGGAATGGAACAGGGGGCTTTTATATAATGCGGGGTTCCAAATCGCCGCCATCGATGACAAGAACTTTTTATTCATTCATTGCAATACAGATTATGAAATCCCGATAGAGCCATTGCCCGATGAATTTTTTCATCACAATAAGGGCTTTCTAGAGATTCACGGATATGAGGGCGGGATAGGGTCGCTCTGCGCTTTTTATGCAGATGCTTACGAAAAATGCAATGGGTTCCCAAGCCACTATAAAGTTTGGGGAGGCGAAGATATTTGTCTGCAAAGAAGGGCAGAGTTTGCGGGGATTCCATCGCACAGACCAGAATCCCTTTACCAGAAATGGGTAAAAGAAAAAAGAGATCACCCAAGGGATATGTCCATGAATGGGTATAATATTGTTCAAGCTGGATTGGAAACAAAAGAGACGATGTGGGAAAGCGGAATCAATAAACTAGCCTATGAAATTGAAACCATAAAAAGATACGATGATGTTGTTTGGGCAACGGTTCTCACGCAATGCTAACCATATTTACCATCGTATTGAATGGGGAGCCTTTTATTTCTAAAAAATTACAGGCGTACCAAAAGCTAACCATCCCTTGGCAATGGAGGATTGTCGAGGGAGTTAGCAACCCTAGAAATTGTACTCGCTGGTGCAGGGAAGTTCCGAGCAAATGGCACAAGGATTTTGTCTCAATAGACGGCACGCACGAATATCTTAAAAACCTAAAACATCCAAAGGTATCGTTCCAATACCAAAACAAGCCTTTCGATGGAAAGATTGAGATGATACGAAGGGCATTGGAAGGGGTGGATTGCGGGGTTGTGATGGAACAGGACGCTGATGAGTTTTGGACAGAAAAACAAATGGAGGATGTTTATAGGCTTTTGATTGATCGAACGCCCGGAACCGCCGCTCAATTCTTTTGCAATTATCACATAGGGAAAAAGGTTGTCGTTTCGCGCTCCGGGCTTGGGTGTTATCCTTACGAATGGTATCGAGCATGGAAGTGGGGCGAGGGCATTGAGTTTGCCAGCCACGAACCACCCATCCTGAATCACCAGCCGATCAGAATCCCAAGGGGAGTCACCGAGGAGATGGGGCTTGTTTTTGACCACTTTGCCTATTCTGTTCCAGCGCAAGTAGAGTTTAAGCAAGATTTTTATGGCTATGCGGAGCTTCTGAAATCTTGGGAGAAACTACAAAAAACTCACGGGCCTGTAAGGCTGAATCGCTATTTTACTCATGTTCAAGACAGAAGCGTGGTGGATGATGCAACCTAAAATCATAAAATATTCCCAAAGGCTAGGCGACATTTTAAGATGCCTGCCTGCCTGTAAGTTTTTATCCGACAAGGGGCATAGAGTTTTGTTTGATTGCCTTGAGATTTACCACGGAATTTTTGATATGGTTTCCTATGCCCAACCACTAGGAGCAACCCCTTTTGATGCCGATATTCTTGAGCTGGAAATATGGCCCAATAAATATGTTGATTATAGAAAAAGCAGAAAATCTTGGGGAGAGTTTGTCTATTCCCATAATGACATAAAGGGAGCAGACAGGGAAAACATTGTTATAGATAGGCTTGGTAGTGAAAGAGCGATTGGGCTACCAGAAAAATATCACCTGATTGCCCCATTCGGGGTTTCGCAAAATACCTACCATAATCCGCTTAAAATCATCCAAGAAGCCGCAAGGGAACTAGGCAAAGATAATGTGATTGTTCTATGTCCGGGGGATGTTCGGATTGAGGGCATTGCCACTTATACAGCCCCAAGCATCGAGCAAATGGCAAAGGCGGTCAGGGATGCGGACCAATTCTGGGCAATCAATTCAGCCCCAATCATATTGGCCTCTTCGGTTCGGAGGGGAAAGGAAAGCAAGTTTTGGGGGCAAAAGGGGGAGTTTGAATCAGACAATGTTCCTTGGTTTGAGGGGCTTGTAAGAATGGATTGACACTAGGGTTGGTTTTGATGGGCGGGGCTATTTCCACTTCTTATTTTGGGTCTGACCTTCACTACATGATTAACGACTTGTGGGTGAGCGTGACCGGGCTTGCATCGAATCCTGTTTCCGCCGTGGCAACCGACCTTGGAACTTCGGCTGATTTGGATGTTGGGGGCGAGGTTTTTAGGCTTACAAAATCCCTCGTGGTTTGCGCCTCCGCAATCTCAGCCGTGACTATCGGGAATCTTTGTACCCTAGAGGGCAAGGAATTTATGATTGCCCAATTCTCAACTTCAACGGACGGCATTTCCTATACCTTGGACTTGGCCGATCCAACAACCTAAATGGCATCCATTGAAAGGGAGGTTGAGAAGGGGCTTCTCAACGCTGTCTCCGGGGTGACGGGCTTAAATGCCTACACCAGCGAAAGGGATGAGCCAAGGCTTCTGCCCCATATTGTCGCCAGAGCTACCATAGGATCAGAGCTTCTTGGGCCGTTCACGGGGGTCTTTAATGTGCCATCCACTTTGACTTATACAGCCAGAGCAGACACAACGACAAGGGCTAACTTTGATGCCAAGTTTCAAAGCATAGTTGCAGAGCTTTATCGCGACCCAAGCCTGCCAAGCTATATGACCAATGTTACCAGCGTTACGATTTATCAAGCCAAGATGACAAGCGAAAGCCCAGAGATTATTTCAAGGAATAGAACTTGGTCAAAGACCATAAGCCTAGACATAAACGCCACCGCCAAGAAATGAGCCAATCCATTCAATATCTTGTAGAGGATGCCGTTGCGGGGCTTCTTGGGGGAATATCCGGCCTTAATGTTTATACAGCAAACAGGACAGGAAGCAGGCTTTTCCCTTATGCCACCGTTCAAACCTCAATCAATAGCCAGCTTTTAGGAAATTTTACAGGGGTTTATGATCTGAATGTGGCGGTTAATTACTCCGACACAGCGGTTAAGGCCACTCAAGAGGATTTTGATTCTGAATATTGCCAAATATTTGAAGCCTTTTATTCTGAAACTCCAACCCTCAAATCTAAAATACAGGCAGAGCTAGATGTCATTGGGGGAACTTGTTATATGGCAAGGATTGTGAGCCAATCACCCACCATAAGGACAAATAAAAGGGCTTGGCAAAGGGGCTTGACGCTAAACATCTTTGCCACCCCACAACCAGAGGTTGCGCCAGCCCCAACCTATATCGCCGCCCTTCAGTTTAACGATCACCGCAATTCCCAATATATCGGGGCTATTTAACAAGAAAGGTAAAATCAAATGGCACTTCGAGTTTTAGACGGAAACCAGACGGCAACCACACTTTCCTCGGTAGTCACGGGTGGGGAACATATTGTAGCCCATAGCGTTGTGAGCCTTGGGGCAAATGCCATCGCCAATATCGCCTCGGCGGTAAGTGGAAGCGTTGTGTCCATTTCCAACTTCCCGGCCAGCCAGACCATAAGCGGCACGGTCACGGCGAATCTTCCGATCACAGAGGCTTGGGCTGGGATTTATGATAGTGGTAATGATTGCATAAAGATTGAATTAGCGAATCTTAATGGCGATACTCTTTCTCCAAGCAACCCCCTTCCCATCTCCGGCACGGTCACGGCGAGCCTAGCCCCTCAAGCCAAAGGCCCGACTTCTGAAATAGATTCGGCTGTTCCGTCAGACCCAAAATACATGATAAATGTTGGTGGAATATATCCAGAATTATCAGAATATAGGTCATTGCGGTTAGGTAGTAGTGGCGAGGTTGTTGTCTCATCCGTCACCATCGGCTCTCTCCCCGCCATCTCCGGCACGGTCACGGCGAATGTGGCTGGGCAATATTTTGATTCTACAAGTGGCGATACCGCACAGCTTGTAAACCCAGTTTACTACGATGGCGAAATCTACAGGGTCACCCCAAGCTTTCCTCTTCCTGTAACTATAAGGCCAGCACCATACGGGCAAACAGTTGTAACTATCTCCGGCACGGTCACGGTCTCCCAGCTTCCGAGGGTTACTTTCATCGACGGCTCCGGCACGGTTGTTACCGCAAATTCGGCGGTGACTTTATTCGCCAGCAGTAGCACCAGAAGTTACCTCCTCGTCCAAGTCACAACCGGGTCGGCTTTCGTGAATGTGGGAGCCACCGCCACCACGGTGAACGGCATTAACCTGACGGCCGGGCAGGGGTACGCATGGGAGACGACGATCCCGCAGGGCTTGGTTTCGCTCATCAGCACAACCACCAGTTCCCGCTGGGTGGCGAAAGAAGCGTAGGCTATGCCGTTTTTTGGTAGCGGCGGCGGTGGAGCGGCGTCTGGGACTTCACCAGATGTTCAAGTTTTCACGACCAGCGGAACTTGGACAAAGCCTGCTGGGGCAAAGCTCGTTCATTTTCTTTTAATCGGAGGAGGAGGCGGGGGAGGAAATGGAAGAAGGGGTGCGTCTGGAACCGATAGATACGGCGGAGGGGGTGGAGCTGGTGGGGGTCTGCACTTAAATTGGATAAGAGCCGACGATTTGGGGTCATCGGAAACCGTGACTATTGGAGCGGGCGGAGCAGGAGCCGCAAGCATTTCAGCCGACAATACTAATGGAACCTCTGGCACGGCTGGAGGTCAGACATCTTTTGGGTCTGTATTGAAAGCTATCGGAGGCAATGCTGGCGGAGGGGGAACCGACACGGCAGGAGGTTCGGCTGGTGGCACTACATCACAGGCCGTCATTCAATACGGGACACAAGCAGGCAATGGGTCAGGAAGGATCGGGGTAGCCTCAGCTTCACCAGCCGCCGCAGCAACGACCATAAACTCTCCTAGCGGTGGCGGAAGCGGTAACGGGCCAGTTGTTGCCAACACTACAGCAAGAGGTGGTTCTGGCGGGCAGGTTGGAGGCAGTAATACTGGGGCATACTCTGGCGGGGCTGGCGGTGTGGCAGACAACTCAAGTCAGGGCGATGGCTCTAATGGGCAAA